CGCCGATACCACTGATTCCAGGCTTCTTTTTATGAGGCTGATAGCCTCCGAGCACATGTTTGCCATCGGTAAAGACGCATCCAGCGCCCATATGAGCAGGATAGGCGGGGATTGCGACAGGAGGGGTCAGAGGAGGTATCCTCATGAACCAACGTCGTAAGAAAGACATTGTAATGGTTTGCGTAATAACGAGCCCTTATTATATTCAATTTTACCCTTAATCGGTTCCAAAAAACGATACGGTTTTCTGGAACTATGTTTAAGCAAACCAGAGGTTTGCTTAATCGGTAAACATGCGATTGCAAATACCATTCTGGAATCGTAACCAATTGAGGCCTACACAGAAGACTTTCACGTCCCACGCAGCAGCAGTTCCATCGGGATTCTGAGGAGCTCGCACATCTAAGGTCAATCGTAGATTCTGAAGACGAGACGCGTTGACAGTGCCCGTAGGTTGGTGAATATCTCCAGGCCACTTTGCAAACGGGTATCCATACAAGTATTGATTGTAAGCAATAATGCCCCCGCGATGGTGTCTCGCAATCAGTTGTCGGAAAAACTGTTCTTCTGCTTCTACCACTGTAATCCCGTTGGCTTGTAAAATTCCATAGCTCATCATACTCTGCCTAGGATTGTATGTCTCATTGTAGTCTTTGTTCAAGACACTCGACCAATTTGTCCATTCATTATTATTGAGAACATCTTTGCGTCTTATAAACCAGAGAATCTCCTCAAGAGGATGATTGGCTTCCAAGGGAAGCTGAATCCGAATCAGATTGTCTTGGTTTTGTTTTGCGATCACATACTTGAGAGGTTCTTCAAAGTAAAAGGTTTGAATATGTCTGTGCATAATTTCAAACGGTTCGCGGATCATCTTTGTGCGCACGGATCCATCTAACATCGCTCCCCATGTGACTAGGCGGACGTTTTGAAGCATCGGCTCTGCGTCCATTGTTTGTGTAGGCAGCACTTCTCTGAAAGGAAGTGTTTTGTTCAAGAGATTGATAGTTGTATTGATAGGTGTAGCATCACACGAATCGCGATACCCTCTTGCTTGTCTAAGCACTTCTGTAAAAGGCCTGAGGGTAATGTGAATTCGCACAGTTCCTTCTTTACAGGCAACTAAAGGAAGTCCCTCCTTCATGCGTGTGCGTTGAAAGAACAACGGAAGAACACATTGGAGAAATCCAGTTTCTGTGGGGAACACACGATATTGGGGCCACGTGAGAATCTGTTGGAGATTCGCAACTCCTAAATGGTCAGCACCCGGACCCACTTGTGTATTCAAGTCAGGATACAAGACACTAAACGCAGTGGATAAATCCCCATCTACCATTTCAATGGTGGTTCCATCAATTTCTAACTCCACTTTTTGAAGCAAGATTTGTCCCATAGCATTGGCATAAAACCAAGCTTCGCTAGGCGTCTCATATTGATATTTCTGACTTTGAAGATTTAAGACAGTGGTCAAATCAAACCAGCTTGACAATTGAAGTTGAAGACCTCCTCCTAAGAGCAAATCCCCACACGTCTGGGAATTAATATCAAAAGAGAACCGTTGTCCAAATCCAGCAGGACCTCTGTATTGAATATCTTGAAGGACAGGGACAAAGGGTGTAAAGCGGCGTTCGGGGTTCCGTGTGAACCAACTTACATTGGATTTGAGAGGGAAATATGAATTGTCTTGTGCGTCTCTGTCTGTTAAATCCAGAAGCGTTGTAATATCTCCTGCGGGTCTTTGAAAGGAGCTTGCCATCTGTTTAGGAGTAGCTAATGTCTTAGCATAAAGTTTGTTTAGAAGGGTCTCTACGGAAAGAAAATCTTTGCCTTACATAAATGGAAAGCGAATCTAATAGTTGTAAAAAAGAAATCAATGAAGTTCTTGAAAAACGAAGACAGCGGAGAGACGAAATTCTCTCCAAGTATGAAGAGTTATATTCAAAACTTGATACGCTCTGGCAGGTTTTAAAAAATAGTGAAGACCTCCAGTATAGAAATACACTCAATCTTAAAAAATATGATGAGGAAATGCAGGAGTTAGCACGTGAAGTAGATAGGCTTCGCGAATTCTATATAGATGAATATACAATTAGCGAAGTAATGAAGAGAGTTGAAGATACCCTCGCAGAAAATGTCATGCGGCTACGAAAACTCTATGGGAAAAATATGGCTGCCAAAAACTGGGTGACACAGTCTAGACCAAGGAGCCGTTCCTTTCCATCTGCTTTTAAAAACCTCTTTACACGGAAACGGGGTGGAAAGAAAACACGCAAGCATTAATTGCCAAACCATAAGGTTGCTCTATAATTTTCAGTCACCATACACGCCCAGCTCTCCACAATACTGTGAAGAACTGAGTTTTTGCTTCCTACAACAATGTCATTTAAATCAATGTAGAGTGTTGGTCTGTCTGCGGTTGTAAAGTTTACAGAGCCTTCAGGTTGTCTGGCAAAGGGTTGTCGTCTGCTCCGAACGTCACCCACTGTCCAATTCATAATGGCAAAAGGTAATCCAGAATCTCGTTCTTCTTTGGCTAAAGCAACAAGGTAGCGCCAGACAAGAGGCTGGAACAAGGTTTCTCTGTCTTTTCCTGCGATGACTAACTTCATATTGTTATAGAATTGGCCTCCTGAGATATCATTGTTGATATTCCATAACTGATTCGCTTGAATGGCAGTCTTTGAGCGGAAGAAGTTGACAATGCGAGCCGCAGGATGAGTTCCTTCTAAGCGTCGGGTTATCGCTGCGACAGCACCTCTTTCAATGGGATTATAATCATATTGGTTCTGAGTAAAGATATTCTCGTAGACGCGCTCAAAGGGAATTTCGTTTCTCACGGTTTGGAGACTGAGACGTGTTTCCGCATCTGTATAAATATGTCTTGTCTCAAGTAAAATTGACGGTTGCTGAATCTCTTGGATAGGTAACGTAGAAAATGTACTCACTGGTCCAGAAGCGCTTGATTTCAGCAACCAACCCGAGGCACCCCATGGCGTTGGTTTCGCCCTTCCATCTGAAGCCTCAACCAGGTCTTCTAGCTTTCGCAAAAAACAACGAATCCGGTATTGTTGTTGGGGTATACAGCAAGAAGGAAATCCCCCGTCATCAAGACTTTGACATCCAAATAACGGTAAGGGGAGGCGAAGTCGTCCAGGTGTCGCATTCCGCCCAAGTAAAAGTGGAGACCCCGAATGAAGACCTACCAGACGATTATCTAGAAATGCTGAATTCAGTGTTCCCCTACTCCGAGATGTTGCCCAAAGCGCGTCCCCACTAAATTCCTGGAGGAGGATGTTGTCTTGAAGGAGTTGAATCTTTTCAAACAAGAAGAATCCAATTCCATTTGTGTAACCATAGGAAACACCAGAGGCATCTGTAATGACGGAAGTAGGATTGAGAACAGCTTGCGGAGGAGGAAGCCATGACGGTAGGTCTATCAAAAGAGTTGGCTCTACAAAAAAATCTCCAGCGATTTCCACTTGGAATTCAAAACTGCGACCAAATCCTGGTTGATTCAACGGAGGTAAGCGGCGAAGCTCAGAAATCTGAGGGGGTGTCGGATTGTAGCGATTGTCAAACAAATTTTTACTTTTCTTATCGTCTTCAATGAAATAGACATCTTTATTTCCTCTCGCGACCAACTCGTAGAGAGCTCCTTCAATACTATAAGAAGTCGAGGACATTCCTTCTTCTTCTTAGAGTCTATGTATTCCCTTAAGGCACAGCCATTAATTCTTCTTCTGTGCTAGCCCTTTCTCTGCGAACACAGCAATCATACCACTTTTGCCGACACTTTTGTCTATCTCTCTTACAATCCGCACAGTTCCGTTTACAATCGCGTTTGGGTCGGCAAGAACAGGGAAAGAGCGCTGTGAGAAGAACACTCGAGCCACATGTCAAAAGACCAAATCCTAACACAATTGCTAAGGCACCGTCTGTTGTATCCCCGTAGTCCATCTTAGAATAGAGTTCGTATGATTTTTTTAAGCACAAAAATTGATTTTCACAACCACCTCAATCCATGTATAGCGATGCCCCATTTCCTTCGAGTAAAAAATAGTGCTCTTCATGTGCCCAGTATTTCCAATGTCATTATGTATACAGGTTGTCTAGGAGGTGGGTTTCTCCGCATTTATTATCACAACTCTACAAAATCCACATCTCTTTCCTATTCTGACAAGGAGGCCTGGTGGACTGATTACAAGCGCATCAAAGAGGCGATGGCTGAAGTGGATAAGCTTCTGAATACGCTTCCTCTCACCGATTCCTCTCCTCCAACTCATGTGGTGAAAGATTCAACACAGGAGATTGTTGTGGAAACCGAAAAAACATCTTAGGTAAGTTCTTTGAGATAGTTGTTGTAGACTTTCATCGCTTCTTCCATCTGTTTTGTTCTGTATTTATGATGTTTTGCTCGATAGAACATCGTAGTCGCAACTTGTCTCTGGTAAGCCCGAGGTTTACCACGTAACCTCTTGAGCGTCTGTTGAGCTCTTTCTTTTGTTCCATATTGCGCTTTGACTTTCGAAGGACCTTTTGGATTGTCATTGTAGAGTTGAGTTCCTTTTTGTTTCCGTGTTTTCATTTACTAAGAGGACAGAAAGAGCGGGCAGGTGTTTCCAATGGGATAGGAAGACGAGACTAGAAGAACGAGGAAGCCAATGAGAGGCGAGAATGCTATGAGGAAGATCGGCAGCATAAGACAGGGAGTAAGCTCAGGTTGCTTCTGCTTTCTATAAACGAGAGGACCGTAGTAGACCTCCTTCATCATCTGGTAAGCCTCCTCAGCCTTCTCCTTGCTCTCAAAGAAGATACACATACTCGGAACCATTTCATTCTGCTTGAACGTGTTGATGTAGAGCCGCCGACCCTTCACCTGAAACGTCTGAATCAGATTGACATCAATTAGACGATGCCGATGCGCCACATAGCCCTTCGTGATTTCAAGCTCGTTCTCCCAGATATCATGAACAATGGACATTCTTAGAGTCAAACGGGTGGTATGCCAAAAAAAGGGTTGGATTTCCGTTCAATTTTTTACCACCTAGGCCGTTCCATTTATCGTTTCACACGCAAGAAAGACATTTGCCAAGAATCGCGCTAACATATCATTGTCATCGGCTAAGAGGCGAATGGCTCGGGCCATTGTAGAGGCTTTCTGGCCCGATGACTTCATCAAGATGGCTTTCATATAGCCTAGAATACACATCTTCATGGTGACGACTTCATCCTTGGTCAAATCTTTCAGCATTTTACTTGACTCTTTCCAGTCCCCCTTGGACACCGCTTTACAGATGGCCAGAGTATCAAACTTGCCAATCGTGAAATTCGTCACAGACTCTGTAGCTGGAATTCCACTGAAGAACTTCTCAGCGGCCTGTAAGACAAGACCAGGACTCGTCACTGAATTCACATAGAGCGCATCATAGAGAGGCTTGATATCATCCACAAAGGCAGCCTCCTCTGCGGCCTTTTCTAGCAACGCATAGGTCTCATCTGTGGTCAGGCCTTTGGGTGACACCATATAGGCTCGCCGCTGTAATGCGGGGATAATCTTGGTCAAATTGGAGGTACAGAAGATATAATACACATGCTTTGCAACGTCTTCTGTTTCAGTCAGCAATGCGTTTTGTGCTGCGGCAGTCAGTTGATGGGCCTCATCCAGAATCACTACCTTACACTTGGACGGTGCGATAGGCATGTAGCGCATACTCTCAATCAGAGAACGAATGTCATCAATGCCATTCTGATTGGCCGCATTCATTTCCTTGATATCATACTTCTTGTATTTCTCCCACATCTCTCCAGGAATCTCAAACGCATTCTCTTGTTTGGGGCCCATTTGAAGTGTCAATGCAAGAATGCGTGCGAAGGTCGTCTTACCTGCTCCAATCGGACCATGAACAATATAGAAGTGGGGGATACGTCCTACCTGAAACTGGTATTCCAGAGCCTTCACCAACTCGTCTTGTCCCACACACTCCTGAAGGCTCTTGGGCCGCATAGATAAACTTAGAACTCGTTCAGATGCCATTGTGTAGTTTGCTTCTAGATACTGCGGTTTGCTGGTCAAATTTACTAGAAACCGCAATAAATTTGAACAGGATGAAGAGCAAAGCAAGCACCATGAATGAGTCTGATGCGTGGGATGAGTCCCGTATGGACCAACCCACTCTTCTCAAATACAACGTC